TCACCCCGGCCAGGTCACCGCCGCGACCGCCTCCGGGGTCTTGGCCTCACCGACGGCCGCGCGCAGCCCGTCGAAGGTCACCATCGCGGCCTCGACGTGGGCGGCCACCGTTTCGCCGACCGCTCGGATCTGAGCCACCGTGTGGAGCCGATAGGCCCACACCCCGCCGGCGTCGGCGCAGGCGAAGAGGCAGGTCCAGTCCTTCGCCGTGGTTGGCAACAGCGAGCGCATCACAAGCCCGCCGACGTTGGTCTGAGCCGTCGCGTCGGTCGGGTAGAGGTGGGGTGCACCCAGGGCATCGACCGTGACCCCGCCGAGGATCGCGGCGGCGCACGCCGCGCGCAGCTCCTCGATCTTCGCCGCCCTGAGGCTGGCGAGCGTCGTGGCGACGGTGATGCCGTGAGGGTTGAGCACCCAGGCGAGGGCGGCGTCGGTCTGGTATCCGTCGTCGTCTTCCGGCCAGCGCGTCGCTACGCCGCCGGTCGAGACGAAGCCGGCGTAGGCGGGGTCGTCGTCCGGCACGAGGGTGGCGCGCGCGCTCGAAAACAGGCGGCCGTCGTCGGCGAGCCAATACCAGTCGGTCGGTGTATAGCAGAGCATCGATCACCTCACCTGTATTGGAAGGAGTTGGGAACCGAGCCGGCGCTGTTGCCGGGGAAGAAATTCGCCCCGCCGCCGCCGGTGTCGATGACGCCCCCGGTCGCGGCGCTGTAGCGGACACCGGTCGCGGATCCGGACCACGTGATACCGGTCCCGCGGACGACGCAGAGGTTTTCGGCATATGCGAACACCGAGAAGGCCGGTGCGCCGCTCAGCGTCACCGTGATTGCCTTCGACGTCGAGACTTCCGCCCCGCCATACCACGCCAGGAGATGGTTCTGTGCTCCCCCGGAAATCGCATAATCCGAGGACAAGATGATGCGCGAACCACTGTCCAAAGCGTTGGTATGGGCGACGGCGCAGGCTCCGAAGTCCACCTTGCCGACGAGCTCGATCTGCCCGCCCCGGAAACACCGGAGGGCCGACCCCGCCGTCGAGATGAATTTGAACCCCTGGACCGCGATCGGATTGTAGACCGACGTGATGCTGTCGCCGGCCCCCGTGATGATACAGTTCGCCGGCGTTAAGGTATTGCCGGAGATCTTCAGCGCGCCGTTTGGAAGAGTTTTGTCGACGCGAAACGGGGCGAAGGACCCATCCGCCACGTTGATCGTCGCGGTGTAGCCGCGGAAATCCCAGCCGGCGATGAGGGTGTCGACCCCCTTCTGGATCGTCGCCCAGGGCTTGGCAGCGTCCCCCGTACCGGTCACGTCGGAGCCGGCGGTGGAAACGTAGAAGTTGGTGTCCGCGGTCAACCGCGACCGCAACCCCAACGAGGTGATGTAATTCGCCCGCAAGAGGTCGATCGCCTGCTTCACCTGGGTCCAGTCGGCCGGGTTGGGCGTCAGGCCGGCCGCTTCGATGAGCCCGACGAGTTCCTCTTGGAGGCCATTGTAGTAGGCGGCGGTCATCTCGGTGCCGGAGATCCCCGCCGCCTTGTTCTGTTGGCGCCAGCCGCGCTTGCCGCCGCCGATGTCGACCCAGTTGGCGCCGTTGATCCGATCCATGTCACGCTCCCGAATAGTCGAAGACGACGATCGTGTGGGCCGGCGCCCAGCGCCGGATCAGGCATTCGATCGGCGACAGGCCGACCTCGCCGAGGTAGTCGCCGCAGACCTGATCGCCGCAGATCGCCGGCCGTTCCCACAGCGGCGACAGCTTCACCGTCCAGACGAATTGCTCCGGCGACATGATCAGCGGACCGCCGAGTTCGTCGCCGGCGACCGTCGGGCGGTAGGTTTCGACCGTGATCGAGATGCCATAGCCGGCGGCCAGGGCGACGAACCAGGCGATCGATTGACCGCCCTTGTGGGTCCATCGCCGCCACGCGGCGAGGCGGCGGACCGCGAGTGGGCCACCGGCGTCGTCGAGCCCGCAGGGATCCGGCCCCAACACGCGCTCGAAGCTCGATAGAAGCCGCGTCGCCGTCGCCGGATTGATCTCGTCGGCGAGCTCCGCCACCCGTTGTTCGAGCGTGCCGATGGCATCGGCGAAGGCCTTCAGCGTCCGGACGAGATCACTCGTGCGATCGCGAACCCAGGCCCGCCCGATCGGCAACAGAGAAATCACTTCGGCGAGGACTCCGGCGGCGTCGCGCACTCGGATCATGTCGCCTCCTCCACCACGATGGCTCCCGGCACGGCGATCTCCAGCGGTCCGAGGTCGACGTCTGCGGCGGGCAGCGCCAGGCGGTGCCAATCCTCGCCCGCCGCCCGCGACAGGCGCTCCCGCAGCCGCGACAGATGCAGGGATGCGGCGATCTGCATGTCGGCGGAGAGGAACCACTTGGCGATCGCTTCGGCGACGGCCAGTTCCACCTGGGTGGAGAAGGGCGAGATCTGTGCCGTGACCGCGACCGGCCGCAAGGTGGCGGCCAACGCGACGACCGTCGCCGTCACCGGCGCCACGCCGGGAGCGTTCGCGGTTCCGAGATGGGCCTGGACCGCGGCGACTTCCGCGACGGTCGGAGCGCGGATCGAGCCGTCGTCCTCGACGCAGGCGAAGACGACGCCGACCGTCCCGGCCCCGATCCAGTTGCGATGAACCTTGATGCGCTTCGCCGCCGGCACCGCGGCCCGCACCCACTCCGGATAATCCCCCTCGGCTCCGCCGTGCGGCGGCTCGCGAATCCGTGCGATGAGCCGCGCTCGCCACGAGGCGATCGTCTCCAGGTCGATGCCGCCGACGAGCCCGCCGGCGGCGACCTCGGCGGTCTGGACGGCGAGCCCGACGATCGGCACCGTCAGTGCCAGCTGAGCGCCGGCCGGGCTGTTGCCGACCGCGCCGTCGACAATCGCCTCGACCGCGACGGTCACGCTGCCACCGCCACCGATGACCGCCGCCACCAGCGTGGTCCACACACCGCCGGAGAGGGAGAGGCGCTGTCCGGCGGCGATCGGCGTTCCTGCCACGCCGCGAAAGATCACGCTGCCGATCGCCTTCGCCGCAGGCTGTCGCTCGACCCCCCAGATCCGGGCATGGATCGGCAGGATGCGATCATCGCACCCGTCGGGGAAGATCTGGGCGACGACCCAGGCGAGGAAGAGATAGACTTCGTGGAGGGCGAGCCCGACCACCCGGGCGAGAACGGCGAAGACCGAACGCTCGGATCGCGCGTCGATGACGCGAGGAGAACCGTCCGGCGCCGTCTTGAGGCCTTCTTCGAGGCCGGCGGCAATCTGATCGGCGATGTCGTCGGGAGCCGGAATGTCGTAGCCGTCGCTCACTGCACGCTCCTCTGGAGAGAGATCGAGCGGCCGTCGAGAAAGATGCGAATCCCGAGGAGGCCGCGCCTCACCCAGGCGACCTCGATCTCCGGCTCGACATCGAAGTCGCGCTTGGCCCAGGCGAAGCCCTCGGCCGTGTAGATCTCGGCCATCCGCCGCGTCGTTTCGTCATCGTGGTCGCGCGCCAGCAGCCACAGGCGGCATCCGATCCGGTGGCCGAAGCGGTCGAGGGCGTCGCCGACCCAGCCCCGCCGGGCATCCCAGGTCGCCGGCGCCCCGAGGGCCGAGATGCCGGCCGGGAGCCGGTCGTCCGCCGCCGCCCGCCGGTCGCTCAACAGCGTCACCACCATCGGCGTCGCCGGGGTGGCGTCGAGCACGAGATCGCCGTCGGCGATAGTGAGATCGCAGGCGAGACGCGTCGCATCGAAGCGCAGGGCGAGGTCGGTCGTCGGCCAGGGCATGGCCGACCATCGCAGCTCCCCATCGTCGCCTTCACCCCCGACGGCGCGGGGGTCACCGGGCGGGCGGCGGCGGATCGCCGCCGGGCGGTGGGGTGCCGGGGAGGACGACACCACCGGCGGTGATGTCGCCCGAGACGTGCAGGTTGCCGAAGACCCAGGTCGTTCCCTCGGCGCGGATCTTCGGGGCCTTGACCGAAATGAAGTCGGCCGCCTCGACCTCCGTGGTCTCGCCCGAAAGGTAGACCTTGGTCGCCGCCATCACCTCGACGGCCCCGTCGGCGCGGCACAGCACCCTCTGTCCGAAGGCACCATAGAGCACCGCCTCGCCCGGCGCCAGCTTGCCCATGCGCGTGCCGGGCGCCCCGACCGGCAGCCCGACCAGGTCGCCCTGATCGCCGGCGACGGCGAGCACCACCATCAGCGATCCCGCCGGTGCGTTCGAGCCGAACCCGAAGGGATGGAGCACCTCGACGTCGGTTCGCTGCACACCGTTCAACACTGTTCCCGACGCCGTTTGGGTCTCCGCCTCGTCGTCGATCGTCTTCGGCTTCATCCGCAGCACCAGACCGCGCAGCCGGGCTTCGACTTCGTCGTGGATCAGGCGCAACAGCGAGTGTCGGTTCATCACACGGGGTCCGCGGTCTTGTCGAGGTCGGTGGATTCGTCGTCGTCGTCACCGCCGCTGCCGCCACCCTCGCCTTCACCGTCGTCGACGACGTCGTAGGCTTCCCGGCCGGTGACGCGCAGCTGCGTACGCGTGCCCTGCTCGCCGTAGGTCATCACCGCACCGGCGACGAGCAGATCCTTGTCGACATCCTGATAGGGGTCACGGACGTGGGTCATTTCGTTGGGGCGCCACAGGCTCCCCGAGGTGCGCCAGTCGTGGACCTCGTATTCGACGGTGTCACCCTTGCCGCGCTCGGTGGAGACGTACCACTTCGCCTCGGCGTCGGCGTCCTTCAGAGACCCCTTGGCCCGCGGCGAGCGCACGGTCGGACGCCACCGGCCGATGTCGGGGTCGGTGGCCACCCCCATGATCGCCACACCCCGGCTCTCCCGCCCGGAGGGAGCGTCGGCGTCGGCTTCCGGCGTCGGCGCCTGGTCGAGCGGGGCGGCGGTGCGATCGAGCGCCGCCTTCTTCTTGCGCTTGCCGGCGGCGTGGCCGGCCTGTCCCTTGACGACCACCGGGGAAAACCGGTGGCGGCCGTCGAAGGTGCCGCGCGACGAGACCACGTTGACGCCGAACCGGATGTCGCCGGGCGCCCGGGTGTTGCCGGAGCGGGTCAGGATCAACCCGCCGATACCGTCGGAGACGATGAGGATGCGACGCTTGCGCGCGTATTTCTCGAGCACCGACATCACCGTCTCGGCCGCGTCGATCGACACCTTGTCGAAGGGATCGCCGGTGTCGACCTCGGCGCGGACGGTGATGCCGAAGGGAGCGCAGAGTTTGGTCGCCAGATCCTCGAGCTCGATGTCCTTGTATTCGACCGGCCCGAACGGTGCGGCGGCGCAGTCGACCAGATCCCCCACCAGGTCGCGGCCGGTGACGCTCACCCCGAGGGTGTCGCCCGAGATCTGCGGCGAGACCGTGTCGATATGACCGACCAGCACCAGTTCGCCGTCGATCGAAAGCTTCACCTTCTTGAACGGCTTGAACGGTTGGGTGATCGAGCCGTGCGACGATCCCGGCAGGGCGGCGGCGGTGCGGGCGAGATCATCGAGCGTCAGCCGGAATTCACCACAGGTCTCCGACAGGTCGCGGACGATCTCGACCTCGGTCCACACGTCATAGGGAACCCCGTCGTAGTCGAGGCTCACCCGCCGCGTCGGTTGCCAGCCCACGGTCATCGCGCCCTCGCCGGCAGACACTCGATCGGACCATCGCCGAGGCTCGCCGGATGGGCCGCTCGATTGCGCTTCACGATGTCTTCGAAGGTGCTTCGAACGGCCGTCGGATCGTCGCCGGCGACGTGCTGGGCGATGATCCACGCCGATACCCGGGTCGGTGGCGTGAGGGTGAGGACCGATGGCAGCCGGCCTATGCGCTCGTCGAGATCCTCGTGGATGCGCCGGCGCAGATCCGCGAGAGCGCGCCAGGCCGCGCGCGTCGCCGTCAGGGCGGCGCCGCTGGTGCCGGGGGTGACGACGAGGGTCTCGGCGACCGTCGCGATCGCCCGGTAGATGCGCGAGCGCGCCGCTTCCGCCTGTTGTCGGCTCTCCCAGTCGACGGCCGCCAGTGGGGCCACGATCGCCGCGACCGCGGCGGCGGCGAAGGCGGTCGAAACCAGGGCCTCGCCCGTCTCGCCGGAGTTCGCTCGCGCCGCGTCCTCCGCGATCGCCAACAGCGCGTCGACCGTCGACCATGGGTCGACCTCGGTCGCGATCGTCCTCCCGGCCGGACCGGCGCCGATCGCCGGGGCCGGTGTCGGCGTCCCGGCTCGCGCCAGGGCTCCGACCGCCGCCGAGGTCCAGGTCGCCGCCGCCGCGGCATCGCCGATCCGCCCGACCGCCACCTCGATCGTCGCACCGGCGATCGTCGCGCGCGCCAGCGCGGCGCCGAGTGACACCCCGACCATCGTCCGAGTGAGGGTCGTCCGGGCCCCGAGCCAGACCGACGTCAGGACCGGACCGATGCCGACACCGAGCAGGCCGTCGGCGGCGGCGAAGAGCAGACCGACCGCGGTGATCGTCGTGGTCGCCGCCGCCATCACCAGCGACAGCGTCGAGAGGGCCATTCCCCCGATCGGCGACCAGCGCTTGAAGGTGGCGCGGAACACGAAGCCGCGCAGCTTCTCCGCCTCGAAGGTGATCTCCGCCGGCTCGGTGAGGACGACGACCATCGGCCCGAGCCACGGGTGGACGAGCGTCCCCGGGCCCGGCGCCTCGCAGACCGCGCGCAACAGCTGCGCCTGCAGGCCGGCATCGTCGCCGATCAACAGGCCGGTCACCCGGATCGGTGCGTTGGCGAGCCCGAGATCCTCGTGGACGGTGAAGTCGGTGCCGGGAAGATCGATCGAGACCAGGCGCCGGCCGGCCGGCGTGGTGACGTCGGGGACGTGGAAGGCGATGCCGCGCCACGAGCCGACGAGACACCCGGGGAAGGGAAGGAGGAGATCGGCCATCACGGCCTCCCGCCGTTGGCGCCGCGATCTCCGCCAATGGTCACCCCCGGCGTCTTCGACGTCGCCCCGACCACCTGTCCCGGGCCGTCGACCTTGATGGTGATCGACCCGGAGACGTCGACCTTCTGCGGCGGAGCGACCGATGGAAGGGGTGCCGCCGGCCGCCCGGCGAGCCCCCGGCGTTCACCTTCGGCGATCCTGCCACGCAACTCGGCCGCCTTGCGCTCGTGAGGCGCGAGCACTGGGCCGAGGCTGTCCGGATCACGCGACCTGGCCCTGAGTTTGGCGATCGTCGCCTCCGTCTCGGTCAGACGTCGGCGCAGGTCGGCCATGTCGTCGCGGCTCTTCGGCGCCCAGTTCTTCGCGTCCATCGCATTACCGACGGCTTCGGTCCCCTTCCAGGCGAGCCAGCCGCCGAGTGCCGCCAGCCCGACGGCCCCGCCGAACCGAGCTGCGCCGAACAACCGTGTCAGAAAGCCCCCGCGCGTGGCCGCGGCGGCGCCCGCCGATCCGCCCGCGACGGCCCCGCCGACCCCCGCCCCCGCGGTCGCCGCGGCCGGGCTCCCTCCACCGAGGAACTGCAGGGCGAGCGTCGCCGCGGAGACGGCGGCCACCAGGCTGCCGAATTGGGCGGCGAGGTCGACGATCTTCGGGGAGACCTGATCGAGCGCGGCGATTATGGTCTGGATCTTCTCCCCGACCCAGCCGACCTTGTCGAAGACCCCGGTCAGGGCCGAACCGAAGCGCCGCCCGATCTGCTCGAGCGTCTCGCCGGCCATCCGCTGCTTCGCCTCCGGCCCCGCCATCCGCGACTTGAAGTCCTCGTCGATCACCCCGGTCCCGGTGGCGCCGATCTCCTTCTTGAACTTCTTGTAATCCTCGATGTTGGCGAGCATCGCCATTAGGAACATCTTCGATTGCTGGTTGACGAAGAGTTCGCCCATGCCGGCGGCCTTCACCGCCTGCTCGACCGCCTTTTGCACCTCCTCGCGGGTCTTGGTCGGGTCGAGCCCCTTCTTCGCCGCTCGCTTCATCGCCTCGTCGACGACCTTCGGCTGGTTGATGATCTTGGCGACCTTCTGAACCACGGCTTCGACCGGATTGATGCCGCGCGCCGCGGCGTCGGCCATCACCGCCGGCAGATCGACGCCGTGCTTCTTGAAGCGCTTGCGGGTGTGGTCGGAGTTGATGCCGGAGAGGAAGTCCTTGAAGTTCGTCGCCGCCTCGCCGGGCGTCCCGGCGGCGCGCTTCGAAATCTGCAGCATCGCGGTCGCCGAATCGATCCCCTCCATCCCCTTGATCCCGAGGTTGGCGAGGGCGGCGAGGATTTCGGGATAGTGCTGGGCCATGTCCTTCAGCTCGAACGAGCCGAGCTTGCCGCCGGTGATCATGTGGGAGAGCGCCTTCTCGAGATCGGCGGGCTTGATCCCGGCGTTCTGGAAGGCGGCGATCGCCGTCTTGGTGATGTCGCCGATGTCGGCATTCGAGGCGGTCGACGCCTTGCCGATCGGCGACAGCATCGCCTGCGCCGCCGGCGTCTCGACGTTGGCCGCGGTCATCATCTGGTGGGCTTCGACCAGCTTCGCCGACACCTGCCCCGTCTGCTTGGCGAGCTGTTGCAGCTTGGCGCCCGAGGTGTCGACGAACTCCTGCACCGCCTTGCCGGTGAGCCCCGCCGTGATGGCGATGTCGCGGAGCCCCGCGTCGAATTTGACGAAGCTCTCGAGCCCCGACATCAACCCGAGCCCGGTGCCGAGGCCGAGGGCTCCGAACTTCGACGACAGCGCCGCGAAGCCGGCGCTGATCCCGGCCAGGGTCGCCTTGGCGCGGCGACCGAAGGCGGTGATCTTGCGCAGGGCGCCGTCGAGGCCGCGCGACAGCTCGTCGCGCAGGCGAACGATGACTTGGAGGGCCATGTCGCGGCCGGACATCGCTCACTCCTGCTCCTTGATCCAGGCGTAATGCGCCGAGATTGCCCCCACCCAGTCCCGCACCTCGCGGTCGGTCATCGCCAGGATCTCCGCAGCGGCGAATCCGCTCTCGGCGGCGAGGTATCCGATCAGCCGCTGCTGTTCTTCCCCGTCGAACCCGTCAAAAAAACGTGTCGAGTACCTTGCCCGCCCGCGTCACGTCGGCCGCGTCGAGCTTTTCGTAGAGCACCCGCATCACCGCGGCCCGCAGGCGGGTCGAGCGGGTGAAGAGCACCACCGACTGATGCTCGGCCACCGTGCCGCGGATGGCGTTGAGATCGGCCCCGGTGAGGCGGTGGAAGGTCAGCTCGGTGTAGCTCTCGATCCGCACCTGCCCCTGGCCGGAGGCGATGCGCAGCTCGCGCGGGTGGAGGAGTTGCAACGTCACCGACCCATCGGGGTTTTCCACCGCGCCCTTCGGCAGGATCGCCTCGTCCTTGCCCTCGCGCAGGTCCGCCGCGGCATCCGCGGCCTGACCGCCGGTCACGGCGCCCGGCTCGGCGGTCTCGTCGATGATGATCGTGTCGGTGTCGGTGTCGGCCATGGAGTCCTCGCGGTGAGCCGGAGAGAGGTCGGGTGATACGGAATCCGAACGGTCCATTCGGATTCCGTATTCCGTCCGCCGAAAGAACCTGTCCACACGAGGGCTTTTCCGGCGGGATGGATCCGGCATCGCGAAGCGACCGGCCGGATCCCGTATGAGGTCAGGAGATTTCTTCCTGGTTGCCCCATTCCCACTTGAGCTGGATCTTGCCGCCGTCCTCGCCGGTGATTTCCGGACGCTCGGTCATCCAGGCATGGGCGACGATGGTCTGGCCGGTGTCGAGGTGCAGCTGCAGCTCGCCCTCGGCGGTGGTGTAGATGTCCGAGACCTTCTCGCCGCGCAGCAGGATGGTGGTGCATTCCGCATGGCCGGCGGCGTATTCCTGCGAGCGTGCCGCGCCGCGGCCATAAGTGACGGTCTTGTTCGAGAGGCCGGCGAGTTTGACCTTGGCGCCCTTCTCGACCTTGATGCGGCGACCGCGCCAGACGAGATCGATGATGCCGACGGACTGAGCCATGGGGGTCTCCTTGGATCGCCGATCAGACGGCGAATTCGAGCGAGCCGGCGAGCACGATCAGGTTGCCGACGATGCGGAACGCCTGGCGGCCGTCGAGGCGGTCGCGGTCGTTGGCGTTGCGTTCGAAGAACGAATTCGCCTTGGTGTATTCGACGTCCTCGATCCACCCGGCGCCGGCGTAGCGGGCACAGCGCCCGACCCAGGTCGCCATCATGGTGCGCGGCGTGACCACCACCCCGGAATTGTCGGGATCGTCGAGCGTCGGCGAGCCGTCGTCGACGAGCTTGTGGCGCGGGTACATCAGCTGGACATAGGCGTTCCAGTCGTAGCGGATGCGGCTCGCCGTCTTCGGTACCATGATGTCGAGCCAGGCGTCGTCGGTGATGCCGAGCGTCGTCTTGACATAGGTGGTGACCACCCGGTTGATCACCACCGTGCCGTCGTCGAGTGCGTCCCACGTCGACAGCCCCTTGTTGAGCATCAGATTCTGCTCGTCGAGGGTGAAGCGGTCGACCGGGTCGGGCGCGGCAATGCCGGGCAGCACCAGCGAGCCGAGCTGGCGCGCCGGATCGTTGGTGAGGTGGTAGGCGGCGACACCGGCGAGGCTCGCGGCGATCTCCCACGGCGCGTCGAGCGGACGGTTGAATAGAAACGTCGACATCCAGGGCGAGTTGCGGATCGACGACCAGGTCGTCCCCGTCGCATAGGAGCCGGTGATCGTCGCGTAGGCGTGGGCGTCGAGCTTGGCCATGGCGCCGTAGCGCCGGATCAGTTCGGCCTCCAGCGCCGCCATGTTGGCGGCGTCGGTCCACGGCATCACCCAGTCGGTGAACCAGTCGTTGGTGAGCGCGGCGAGCACCGGGGCGATCGAGGGATCGGTGGCGCCGGCGGTCGTCTCGGCGAAGGCGACGGCGATCCCCGGCGGCGTCGTCTCGTCGGGGTACCTGTTCAGCCGGATGTCGATCGCCGAGCCGCAGGTGCCCTTGTGCTTGGCGGTGAGCGTCACCACACCGGCGACCGCGGCGGCGGTGAAGCTCTGCGTCCCGTCCGCGGTGATCGCCGCGGCGACGGCCGTGGCGATGGTCGTCACCGTGTCGGTCGCCGCGACACCGACCGCGATGCGCCGGTTCTGGATCCACAGCGACAGGGTGCCGGACGCCGTCGGAGCTCCGGTCAGGGTGATGGTGCGAACCGCCGCGGTGCCGGCCGCGTCGGCGACGCCGATCGCCCACACTTCGGTGAAGCGGTTGGCGACCTTGAAGGCGGCGACCATCTGGGCGAGCTGCGAGCCCGCCCCGAACAGCGCCGGCGCCTGGTCCGCCCGGGTGATCGGATATTTGGTCAGTGCCACGCCGGTCCCGGTCGCCAGCATCTGCCCGATGACGATGACCTTGGCCGGCCAATCGGTGAGCCCCTTACGGTCGTAGCGCGGCTTGACCTCGGCGTAGGCACCCTTGCGGCGCCAAGCATAGGGAATCTGGTCGAAGGCGACGGTCATCGGTCACCCCTTCTTCTCGGGTTTGGACGGGGCCTTGTGGCCCTCGATCTCGGCGACCGCGGCCTCGACGGTCTCGGCCTGCACCTCGGTGATGATCGCGTCGCCATCGGCTTCGCGGCGGCGCCAATAGCCGTCGACGTCGGAGATCACCGCCCCCGTGGCCGGCAGATCGCCGCCGGTCGTCATCGGAATGAGCAGCCCCTGACGGGCGGGACGGACGAGGAACATCTAGCCACCTCCGAGTTGGATCGTGTCGGCCGGGATCTCCGCCGACCCTTCCGGGGCCGGCATCGACCAGACGCAATGGAGCCGCAGGAAGTCGTCGAGCGTGTCCGCGGCGAACCCCGCGCCCGGGATCAGCGGAATGGAGAGACCGATCCCGGCGATCGCCGTCGTCTCGTCGCCCCACTCTTCCTTGACCAGGCTGTCGATCGCCGTGATCGACGCCGTGCCGAGGGCGTCGAGGGTCCAGCCGTGCAGCAGGAAGGCCGCTGCCGAGACCATTCCCCACAGACCGACGCCGCGGCTGTCGCCCTCGAAGCGGCGGCGGGTGTCGGGGTTGTCGACGACCACGTAGAGGATCCAGTCGGCGTCGCCGTGCAGGGTGCGACCGACCTTCTCCGCCGCCTTGAAGCCGGCCCAGGCGATGCCGAGGAACGGCTTGCGATGGGTCAGCCGCTGGAACTCCTTCACCGTCGGCAGCGGCGGCATGAGTGCCACGTCGAACATCGGGGACGGAAAGGCGAGACGCAGCCGCGCTTCGATCGCCGCGGCGACACGATGCAGTTGGGTCGGGGGTTCGGGCAGCGCGACCATCACACGAACCCCGCGCCATCGGCCCCGATCGTCGGATCGCGATCGGAGAAACGGGCACCGCCATCGGCACCGATCGCATCGGCGACCACTCCGTCGGTGCCGGCCGCGGCGGCACCGGCGATCCGGACCACACCGGAGGCGACCCGCTCCAGCCAGCGCAGCGTCTCCTTGCGCGCCTCGATCATCTGGACCGACGGCTCGCGACCGTCGCCGTGCGCCAGCTCGTGGCGGGCGAGCACCAGGGTGGCGAGCACCACCTCGCGCGGCGCATCAGTGAGCGGCACGGCGTAGCGAGCGCGCAGATACGAATCGACCGTCGCGGCGGCATCGGCGATCGCCGCGGCACAACGCGCCGGATCGACCTCGACGGTCGCGGCACCCTGCGCCGTCGAGAGGCGGGCGATCTCGGTCTCGCCGTACTTGGCGATGAGGTCGGCCGTGGTCGCGTACATCGCTCGCTCTCCGAAAGGGTGCCGGGATTTTCCCTCCCGGCGGGGATCACGGTCCGCGCCGCGCTCGCCTACTCACACCGCCCGCCCTCGGAATTATCCTCGGTTCGGGGTTTGCCCTGGTGCTTTCGCTCCGGGATCGAAGAGGGCGGCGGGGGATGCCATATGCCTCCCCGGTTGCGATCGCCGCCCCTCCCTCGGGGTATTCAGGTCTTCGGCGGTTCCTTCGGCTTGGACGCCTTCGGACCCTCGGCGATCGCCTCGCCGATCACGCCGTCGGGCAGGTCGTCGACAATGTCGTCGTCGAGCTCGACGAGGGCGCCGGGCTCATGGGTCTTGCCGTCGACGAGCAGGCGGCGCAGCACCGGATACTTGGCCATGGGGCGCTCCTCAGAAGGCGTTCTCGATGAAGTAGCCGCAGCCGGTGGCGGAGACGATCTCTTTGACCTGCTCGCCGACCCGGATGGTCGTGCCGCCATAGAGGCCGACATCGGGGTCGTCGAAGCTCATCGACACGCCGCCGCCGGAGGCATCCGCGGTGAAGCCGAAGGTCGGCATCGCGCCCTCACCGACACCGCCCTGCGGGTTGATGTGCAGCAGCGCGATGTGGTTGCCCCAGGTCCGCTGCAGATCGACCGCCTGCCCCTTCTTGGCACCGTTGACGCGGCTCGCTCCGACCAGGACCTCCTGCAGCTCGAAGAGTTCGGCGACCTGCTCGCGGCTGACCATGCCGTCGCCCGAAAGGCCGCCCTTGACCGCCTTGACGATGCGCGGATGGGCGCGGAACTTCGACCACCCGGACTGGCCGAACACCGCCTTGTTGGGGCGGACGAGGCAGGCGTCGAGGCCGGCGTTCATCACGGCGATCGGATCCGAGGTCTCGTAGGCGGAGAGCTTGGAGGTGCCGGCGAGCGTGACTCGCAGCGTCGGGTCGTAGGTCGCGGCCGAGAACACCTTGGTGGCCACGCGGATCTCGCGCGCCATCGCCTTGATGTCGGCGAGCCCGGTCGTCGCTCGCGCCTCCGGGTCGGCCACCGACAGGCCGGCGGCGCGCGCCGTGGCGGCGGCCTTGATGTCGGAGATCGGCACCGAATCCTCCCAGCCGAAGTCGGAGGTGGCGTCCTCGACCGGTTCGGACGTGAACTCGACCCGAGCGACCTTACCGCGGCGGCCGACACGGCCATCCGGCACCGAGAATCCTTCGGCGAGATTGTACTTGGTCCAGGCGAACTTCTCGGCGGTCGGGATGCGCGGCAGCACGAGGTCGGCGATCATCGCGATCGCCGGGTTGCGGTAGCCGACCACGAGAGCGGTCAGCACCGGATTGACCTTGAACGGGCGGATGGTCATGTCGATCTCCTCGTCGCGCGATCAGCCCTGGATGACGCCGCGCTGGCCGAAATAGGGGATGATGTCGCCGGCGACGCCCGAAACGAGCGCGAAGCCGATGGTGTAGGCGTTGACGCCGGCGGCCGGCGCGGCGGCGATCGCCGCGGCGTTGGCGTCCGACGTGAGCGGCTGACCACGGGTGACCGAGCCGCCGAGCACCACCTCGTGGAACTCGCCGAGCGCGACATCGACGACGTCGCCGGCCGCCGCGTCGGCGACACCGTCCGAGACGCCGACGAGGAGATCGCTCGACCCGGTGGCGAGCACCACCTGCAGATCGGCGGCACCGAACTTGACGATGCGGTTGCGGCCGATCGCGGCCTCGGCGGTGAAACCCTTGAAGCAGGTATCGCCCATCACGCCCTCCCGGTGACGATCATGACGGCGTCCTCGTAGGTGCCGCCGTGGGACTTCTGGTGCGTCTCGGCGGCGCGCTGGATCTCACGCGGGTCGTCCGAGGTGCAGATCGCGGTCTTGGTGCGGCGCTCCGGATCGACGATGCCGCCGGAGTGCACCGAGACGAACGCCTTCAGCTCCTTCTCGACGCCGTCGGGGTCCTTCTGGTGGCGCGCGATGTAGTGATCACGCAGCGCCTTGATCGGCTTGCCGTCGGCGATCGCCTGGTCGACGACGCGCTCGGCCCGCTCGCAGGTGCGGATGCCGGTCTCGCGGTCGAGCCTGCCCTGCAGATCGACGATGGTGGCGCGCAACTCGCCGGCGTCGCCGGTCTCGCCCGCCTTCTTGGCGACCGAGGCGAGATGGGTCACCAGCTGGTCGCCGGTCGCGTCCTTCGGCGCGGCCGTCGCGGCGACGATGGCGCCGATCGTCTTCGCGTGGGTCTCGACCTGGTCGAGGGTCTTCCCGATCGCGGCGGCGATCGCCGCCTCGTCGGCATCCTCGGCGAGGCCGAGGCGCTGCAGCAGGTCCTTCGAGAGCGCCATGTCGGCTTGCCCTTTCGAGTGGAGCGAGGAGAGAGGGAGATTGGGATCGTTGGTGAGGGCGGCGCGCAGGATCTGCACGACGACATGCGGGCTCTTCTTGCGAGCGAGCAGCGCCGGCGAGACGCCGCGATAGGCCCCCTCCGCCATCAGCTGCCGCCCGGTCGGCGTCCACTCGACTCGCCCCCAGATCCCGTCGGGGCGAGCCTGCAGCTCGACGATCCAGCCGCGTGCCGGAGCCGGCAGCCCCTGCGGCGCGGCGCGATCGGTGGCGTGGCACTCGTCCATGACGAGCTTGCCGCCCTGTAGGGAGCGAGCGATCACTTCATCGGGATTCTCCAGAACGTAGGGACCACGGCCGTCGGCGCCCGAGAACTCGCCCGCCGGCACCAGATGCAGCCAGGTGCTCTCGCCTTCGGCGGGAGCCGAGGCGTGGAGTTCGACGAAATGGCTGGCGGGACGGGTTTCGGTCGTCATCGCCGACGACCATGCGGGATCGGCCTCCTCGATCTCACCCCCGACGCGGCGGGGGTGAGATCGAGGCCCTCAGAGGGCCGTGGGCGGGCGGGACGGTCGTCGCGACCGGGAGGTGCGGCCGGGATTGCCGACCCCGGTCCAAGGGCTTTGACCGGCTTTTAGTCGCCGGTCTCGCCCCGATGCTTCACCCTCGGCCGAGAATGTCGACGAGGATGTCGCCGATGTCGCGCTCGTCGCGCTGATCGAGGCCCATGAAGATGCGAGCCGGGACGGTCACCTGCTTCTTGTACCAGAACCCGTTGGCCATGCGGAAGCGGAGGAACCGCGATCGCTTCGGGCGGATCACCGCGCCGAGCTGGTGGACGCGGGCATAGATGCGGTTGGTGCCCGCCCTGACCTCGTCGCCGCCGACGGCCGACGAGATCGAGTTCATCAACGCCCCCGAGGCCCTCAGGATTCCCGACCCCCGTTTGATCGGGGCGTACATCGGATGAAGCGGCTTCCAGGCCGCGCCGCCCGGGCCGTGTCCGGCCCGCATGCGGTCGCGTGTATTGCGGACGATCACCACGCCGATCGGCGCCAGCGCCTTCTTCGGGGCTCCGACGAGCCTGGCGAGACGGGCGCGAACCCGGGCATCTTCGATGTGGGCGACGAGTGAGATCCCCGCCATCAGCGAGCCTCGAGTGCCCGCTCGACCTTCGGCGCCCACTCGGCGAAGCGATCGTCGGGAACGGTCGTGGCGAGATCGTCGAGCATCTGCCGCAACGCGTCGGTGGTGGAGAGATGCCAGTCGAGTTCCACGCCGGCTCGGCGGCGGATCTCGGCAATGATCTCGTCTCGCGTCATGGCAGGAGCCTCAGTCGGTATCGGCGATCGCCGATCTCCATCACCTCGAATCGGGCACCTCGGCCGATCAGCACCTCGAACTGGCGAACGTCGGTCGGGTCGAGATGGTGGATGTAGGCGGCAGGATACCCCTCCGGCACCTCGATGACCAGTAGCCCGTCGCCGCGGAAGGCCTTCGCCGACTTCTTGCGGATCGAGGTGGAGGTGTATCCGGCCTCGGTGACGACATCGCCGACACCGACCGCGTTCAGAAAGGAGAGATCCTTGACGCCGCGATGGACGGTGATCGCCCTCGGAGTCGTCGCGCGGGCGATCGCCCCGTCGAGATCGGCGACCATGGTCCGGTGGATTTCTGGGACACCACCGCCGGCGCGCCGCAGCGCGCGATTGAGGGCGGGACCGAGCGGTCCCTTGTAGGCGGCGATCGCGCGCCGCTCCGCCGGGGTGAGTGATCGGATCCACGGTCGCGATGCCGCCGTCAATTCGGCATCGCCGATCGTCGGCGGCGACGGATCGACGGCCTCGGGCGGCGGCAGCGGCGGGGAAGGTGGCGCCGGCGGCGGCGGCCGGAAGCCGGGCGAGGCCTCCATACGGGCGTCGGCGGGGATCTTCACCTCTCCCTTCCAGGCCATGCCGGGATTGTAGGCGAAGCCGGGGTCGACCCCGGCCGGCGAAAGCGCCGTTCTTCCCGAGGTGCCGATCGGCCGCGGCCGGATGTCGAGCGGCGGCGACGGGTCGGGACCTTTCTTGCCCTGGCGCGCCAGATCGTTCGCCGAGACCGGCTCGACCGTGCATCCGCAGTTGAAGCCGTTCGGCGGGTAGTTGGTCATCCAGAACGGGTCGTCGGCGGCGAGCGTCAGGCCGTCCCAGGCCTTGTGCTGCAGGCGGGGGTGAGGGTTGCCGGAATGCCGGTAGACCCAGAAGGGGAAGATGCGCAAGACGTCCGGATCGGTCATCTCGGCCCAGCGGCCGGCCGCATAGGCCATATTGAGATTGGTCTCGTAGATGACGCGGGTGCGCCAGGCCCGGCCGGCGGCGCTGCCCTCGCCCGTCCACCCGGACCAGCCGTGTCTGGCGACGATCCGATCGAAGTCCTTGCGGAACTCGGCGAGCGTCGTTCCCTCGGCGATCGCCTTGTGGATCGCCTTGCGGAAGTCGTCGACCAGCGCCTCCTGCATCGCGCCCGCCACCATGAAGGCGCGGGCATGGGCCGTTTCCCAGACGTCGGTCCATCGCCGGGTGCCGACGTTCGTCTTCTGGGCGAAATAGGCGATCGCCTCGTCGAAGGGCAGGTCCGTCGCCTCGACGGTGCCGGCGAGGGCCATCGGATCATCCCTCGTCCCGGACATCGTCGATGAGCGAGGCCTGCCCGGCGAGATGGGCCAGCGCCAGGCCGCGCCGCATCGCCTCGGCGAAGGCGGTCGGATCGAGCTGCAGCCGCTCCAGGCGGTCGAGCGCATCGTGGAGGTTCGAAGCCTCTTCGAAGACGCTTCGAACCTCTTGCGTCAGCCCCTGCAGCGCGCCCGCGGCGTCGCGCTCCAGCCGATCGGCGAGGCGCGCCACCACCTCGTCGTCGGCGACCAGGCCGCGTGCCTGGAGCGCCTTGCCGAGCCCCGCCGGCGGCTTGCCGGCCGGGGCCGGGGGACGTCCGCCGAGGATCTCGGCGCCGGGCTCCGGCGTCCTGAGCCGCAGCCGGCCGCGGATCTCGGCGGCATCGACGATGAGCCCTTGCGGCAGCAGCTTGTCGAGGGCGTCGGCGAGCTTTTCGACCGCGAGCTCGTCGGGTCGGCCGATGACGACGCGGGGATATTCGTCCTGCGGGCCGAAGTTGAAGGCGACGATCAGCGGCACCAGTTGCTCGTTGATCGTCGTCGCCAGCGCGATGCCGTCGGAGCGCTCGATGTCCTCCTGCACCTGGCGGTGTTCCTGCGCCACCGCGTGGCCGCCGGTCACCGCGTCGGTGGTGGTGGTCTGGCCGAGGACGATCTTGGAGAGCTGCTGGTCGTAGTACTTGCAGCGCTTCTCGAACAGGTCGGAGGACTGACCGGAGGTCTTCGGCTCGATGAACTCGATCTTCATGCTGTCGGGGATGATCGCCGCCATGTCGCCGGCGATGCGCTTCACCGCCTGCCAGAGGATGCTCTTCTCCTTGTCGGAGGCCTCGCGGCCGAAGCGGCCGACGCGGATCGGCAGGCCGTAATTCTGGACGAACAGCGCCCAATCCCGGGCGGTGAACATCTTGAACATCCACGACCACAAGGCCACCCGGCCGAGGCCGGAGCGGATCAGCTGGCCCGACTTGTAGCGGTGGGTGTGGACGACGAACTTGTGGGGCGGCAGCGGCTGGCGCGCGACACCTTCGAGCAGACGGATCGTCTGACCGTCGACCGGGTCCGGCATGAACCAGGTCGGCGGGCGATGGATCAGCCGTTTCGGCCAGAAGCGGTCACGGTCGGTCTGCCAGTCAATCTCCAGCACCGAATAGCTCTTCGAGACCGCGTCGAGGGCATCGAGGACGGCGCCCTGCAGGCAGCCGGTCTCGATCCAGTCGCGCACCAACTGGGCGTGGTCGAGCGCCGCCGGGTCCTCGCCGGCCGCTTCCACCGTGATCGGCAATTGCATGACGGCGCGCTTACGGGTGGAAAGCACCGCGGCATAGTGGCCGTCCTTCTCCTCCGCCTCCTCGGCCGCCTCCAAGAAGGCGCGCGGATCGCCGAGATCGGCACGGCGGAAGATATCGGCGAGCCGCCGGACCGTGAGCCCGTCGGTCGGGTGATAGACCGACTGCACGGTGCGCCAGAACCCGTCGGCGACAACCGCCTCGCCGACGAGATCGGAGGCGGCGACACGCTCGCCCGACGGGGCGAAGAGCTTCGCCATGAGGTCGCGAATGGTGCCCATCAGAGCCCCCTCAATTGCGGCATGAGCTCGTCGACGATCTCGAAGACGGACCCGTCGTCGGCGTCATCCTCCTCGGTCGAGGCGGAGCGGTAGCCGTACTCGACCCACTCCATCTCCGAGGCCCAATGAGCCAGCGCGGCGGCGATCGCCGCGTCGCCGTGGCGCTTGCGCTTCTTGGCGACGACCGCGCCTTCACCTTTTTCGTTGGTGCGGATGTTGGGAACGCGGGCGACGCCGTCGACGAGCTTCACCACGCCGAAGTCGCCGCGGGTGTCGGCGTCCTTGGGCAACGACATGCCCCCGGCTTCCAAGGTGCGTTTGAACGGCGGCATGTTGAGCCGGTACCAGTCGACGGAGAACTTCAGTTGCTCGATCCTCGACAGACCGAAGCGCTGGGCCGTCTTCTCCGCGAGCGCCGCGCCGTTGCCGCCGGCGTCCATCGCGCCCTTGACCAGGTTGGGCAGGCGTTCGGTCAACCAGAACACCACCTGCTCCTGTTGCTCGAACGGAATGTTCCGCATCTCGAGCACGAAGGGCGTGCGCTTGAAGAGCCCCGGCTCGATCTGGACCGGCCAATAGACCGACAGGTCGGCGATGCGGGCGAAGTCCATGCCGAAGGCGGAGCGGAGATCGGGGTCGAGCGTGGCGAGAAGCGGTGCCAGTCGGTTCTCGCAGAATTCGGCCGCAGCAGCGCGGCGATGCTCGGCCGGATGCGCCGCGAATTCGGTCGCCATCTCCCAGCGGACGACCGGGATGTCGCGCTGGCAGGCGGCGACGACACCGGGCAGGATCCAGGTGCCGGACCCTTCCGCCGGGATGCAGAACAGCTCCTCGTCGGCCGCCTCGTCGTAGTCGGCAATGATCGCGGCGCGCCAGGCGGCCTCCTTGTCGATCGACCAGGGTTCGCCCTTGCGCTGACAGATGCGCTGATAGAGCCCACCCTTGAGGGCGTCGTCGAAGTCGATCCGCGTGAGGCCGTAGGGTAGCCGTCCGGCGCGGATGTCGTCGATCTTGCGGGCGAAGGGGTTGGCCTGGCCGTCATGGGTGGAGATCACCACCACCATGCCGCCCCAGATCGTCAGGGCGATCGCCGCCTTCAGCAATTCCTCGAGGTCGTCGTGGAACGCCGCCTCGTCGATGATGACGTAGCCCGCCTTGCCGCGCAGCGAGCGCGGCGACGACGGCAGGGCGACCACTTCGAAGCCCGACGCGAAGCGAACCCGGAAGGCCTTGATCTGGCGCGTCTCCTTGGTCTTCGGATCGAAGTCCTCGAAGACCCATTCGCCGGCTTCGACCGCGACCTCGGCGACGAGCTTCGCCCACATGCCGACGACGTCGATGAACTCGCGCGCCATCTCGAGATTGTAGCCGATGTACCAGACGTCCATGCCGCCGGCCTTGGCGGCGGCGGCGGCGACCAGCACCGCATCGAGCGCGAAGGCCCAGGTGAGGCCGGTCCGGCGGGACTTCTCGATGAAGGTGACGCTGTAGAGGAGTCGGGTGCGGATCGCCTGCTTCTGGTAGGGCAGAAGCACGTCCATGACCGGTAGTGCCGCCAGCTCCGGCGGCAGACCGTAGAGCGACTGGCGCCGGAGCTCGGTCCACTCCTCGGCGGAGACGGCGCGGCCGATCTTGAAGTCGCCCTGCGGGAGTGCGCTCATCACACCCCCTTGTCGATGCCGAGTTCGGCCCGGAACTTCGCGACGATGTCGCTCGACATGCCGGTTTTGGCGGCGACCTTCTCGATCGCCTGTTCGGTCTTGACCGCCATTTCCTTCAGGAGCCGCACCTTGTGGTCGCCCGAGACCTTGAGCGCCGAGACGGTGTGATGGAACGCCTTGGCGAGATCGTGCGCGGCCTTGGGGCCGAGGCTCGGATCGTCGAGCAGCTCGTCGATCATCGTCTTGAGGAACTCGCCGAGGACGAGGTCGGTGTCGGCGACCTTCTCCGGCGAGAGCGACGGAGCGATCGCCGCATAGATCGCCTGCCGCTCGGCGATCCGGCGCGATCGCGCCGCGAGCCTGGTGCTCTGACGGTTGAAGGCGCTCTTGGAGATCGGATCGATCCCCTTGGCGACGAGCCGGTCGTTCAGTTCGAAGAGGATGTCGGCTTGGGTGCGCTGGCGCTGGTTCAGTTCTCCGAGCGCCCACAGAATATCGTCCTGAGCCTCTTCCGGCAGGAGGTCGATCGACGAGAGACGCCCGCGTCCGTCCACCATGGCGCCCTCACACCTCCGGCGCCGACGGGCGCTTGACGCCGTCGATCACCAGGCGCCGTTCGACGTGATCCTCGCCGCGGGAGGTCAGCGCCGCGATCAGTACCGATCCAGCTTCGGTCACCTTCACCGCGCCGATCTGCTCGAGGTGGCGGATCTCGCCATGGACCCAGTCGCGGGTGCGGGAGATGCCGAAGGCGTCGAGAGAGCTCCGCAACAGCTCCGAGTTGAGCCGGCGATCCGCCTCTTCGGCGAGCGACCGCAGGATGACGAGCCGAGCCTCTTCACGGATGATCCGGGCCATGTCCGACGTCGTCATTTTGCTCGCTCCTGCAACCATTCTTCCAGTCGCGCCGAGGTCGCGGCGATCGGCTTGATCCGCTCGACCAGGACCTTCACCTCGCCCTGCAACTGGCTCAGCGACAGATCCATTTTGTGGACCATGTCGCGGTTTGGCAGGTGCTGCATCTCGCCCTCGATCACCGATACGCGCTCGTCGAGCCGCTCCGCCTTGGCGGCGGCGTCCTTGAGCATGTCGGTGACCTCCTTGCGAAGGTCTGCAACCGCCGCATTGGCCTGGTCGCCTGGCTTGCGCAGGAAGGTCACGGCGACGCCGATCAAGGCAAATGCCGACATGATCTCGGCGAGGCTGAGGGGCGGTAGGTCCAACGTCATTTCGCCTCGCTGTGCGACCAGTGTTCGTCGAAGTCGGCGAGATAAGTAGCGGCGAGCGCCGGCACCCCCCGGAGAACGACGAGGTTCTCGGCGTTGCGCTCGGCCGCGGCCGAGAAGTTGAACGACCCGGTCACCACCGTGGCGGCATCGACCACCACCACCTTGTTGTGGTGGATGCGCTCGCGGGCGTCGCAGGCGGCGTCGACGCCGGCCTGGGCGAGGACGACGAAGACCGGCGCCAGGCGCTTGGTGCGGCAGGTGTCGGCGTCGATGATCACTCGGACATCGACCCCCCGCCCGGCGGCGGCCCGCAGCGCGTTGATCACCCGGCCGGAGGAGAGCTGGTAGGTCATCATCCTCAACGACGAGCGCGCCTCGCCGATCGCCGCAGCGACCAGTTTCGGCGCCGCATCGCCGGGGGCGAAGGCGACCTCGATCGTCGCACCGTCGAGCGGCAGCGGCGCGGCGCGCGACTGGAGCGAGGTCAGGACGCCGACCCCGACGAGCAAAAGGAGAACGGCCGCCACGAAGAGTGCGGCGACACCGGCGGCCCGAACGATCTGCGAGAGAGACGACATGGCGATCACTCCTTGCCCATCACGGCCTTGAGGGTGTGACCGCCACCGTAGATGGTCAGCCAGATCCCGGAAAAGCCGAGCAACTGGTCGTAGGGGACGACGGGGACGCCGAGGTGCCAGAGCGCATTGACCACCGGCTGGACCAGGATGCCCCAGCCCCAGAGGACGATCAGCAGCCAGCTCATCGCCGGGCGCCAGGCCCACGAGAACCAGGTCTCCCGCTTCGCCTCGGTCTCGGCGAGCGTCGCGGCGGCGCGAGCATGGATGACCAGCCACTGCGTCAGGTCCGCTCCGGGCTCGATCTCGGCGCGCGCGATGCGGCCGGGATCGTCGGTCACGACAGCGCCGATCGCTTCGGGCGTCGCGTCGACGCCGAGGAGCGCGCCGAGCACGGCGCCGACCTGCGCCCCGACCGGGCCGCCGAGGGCCGCGCCGATCGTCGGCGCGCCGGCCGCGACCACCTGTTTGCCGAGAGAGATCCAATCGAGTCCCATGGTGCCCTCCCTCCTTCAGTTGCCGAGCCGGCCGAGAGCGGTATCGATCGCGACCCAGGTGAGCGGACCGGCGGCGCTGTCGACGTCGAGGCCGGCGCGGGCCTGGAACAGACGCACCGCGGCGCGGGTGAGCTTGCCGATCGAGCCGTCGACGACGAGCGGGACGAAGCCGGGAACGCCGGCGAGCAGGCGATTGAGCGCCTTCTGCAGGGCTTCCGGGCGGCGATCGGACGCAATGGCGCGCGGATCGAAGGGCGCGGTGGCCGGCAGGCCGAGCGACGGGACATCGAGGGCAGCGAGACCGAGGTCGATCATCCGCCGCAGCACGGTCAGAACACCGAGTTGCGGATCCCAGAAGCCGCCATCCCAGACGCCATCGCGGACATATTTGCCGCCGTCGTAGATCGACGAGCCGCCCCAGAGATAGCCGGACTTCTTGCCGTGGTTACGCGGTCCGAAGCCGTTGTAGCCCTCGCTCCGATAGGCGATCACCTCGAGCGGCCACAGGCCGACCCGGTCGAGCCGGTCGTAGCGCAGCGCGTCGATCGCCGCCTCTTCCCAGGTGAATGGGGGCGAACCCTCAAGCGGTCGACCCGCGGGAACGTGCTTGGTTCGCGCCGTCAGAGGGTCGCCGTTGGCGAGGTTGCCGTTGAAGTCGAAATCCGCCTCACGCATGTGGAAGAGGCCGATCAGCGACCAGGGGACGCGGGTCGCCGCGGTCACCGGCTCATAGCGACCGCGCCGGTCGGCGACGCGCTTCGCCGCCTTGTCAACGGCACCGAGCCGATCGGGCAGGAGCTTCATCCGCGCCCAATCGGCGACGTATTCCGGGGCGAGCTGGGCGAAGGACGGGGCGGTCATGGCAGGCCTCGAACGGTTGTTCGAGGCCAGAGTGCCGGTTCGCGGCGGGGGGACTCACCCCCGACGCGGCGGGGGTCAGAGCCCGAAATCGAGCTGGGGCGACGCGGCAGGATCGGCCTCGACGGTACTTTTGATCCCGGCGAGCCGCAAGCTCTTGCGCACGCCCTCTTCCGTCATCTGCAGGCGAGCGGCGATCGCTCCGTGCGACAGCCCCTGGGCGCGGTAGCACTGGGCGCGCCAGGCCTTGGCGAGGGGGACGCGCAAGTAATTGCCGCCGTGGTCGGCGACGAGGCGGGCGAGGATCGCCTCGCCGAACTCGGCCGCCAGTTCCGAGCGCTCGACATGGTGCGGGATGTAGACGGTCAGGCCGCCGCGCGCCTCGATCACCCGCAACGCCGCCTCGCGCGATCCGAGCGTCGCAATGAGACGGCGCAGATGCAACTCGGGGGTCGGGGGCGGCAGCGAGGTCATGACCCGCGCCTCCGCTTCCGCCGGCGAATCGGGGAGATCGACTGCAACGACACCACCGGCTCGGCGATCTCCCGCGCGTCGGGTCGGGATTCCCCCGCGTCGCGGGCATAGACGGTGACGACCCAGCCGTGATCGATCACCAGCTTGGCGCCGGGGACGACGACGAATCTCGCGCCATGCTCGGCTCCGACGGTGCCCGAGCCTCCGATCGACGCGCGAAGCCGCTCGATGTCGATGCCCTCGACCCGCTCCAGCCAGCGCAGCACGGCATGATCGGTGACGGGGAGTGGGCGGCGGCGGCTCATGACACCCCCCATGTGGCGATCTGGTCGCCCCACACGTCCGCTCCGGGCCACGGCTCGCGGGCGAAGAGTTCGCAGCGCCGGACGGCCGGGGCGATGCGCTCGCACTTCGCCCGCATCTCGTCGGGCTTGCGGCTGTGCTGGCGCCGCGGCGCGTCGATGCCGATCTCGAACGCATCTTCGATCGTCTCGATCCAATTGCGCTCGGATTTCGAGCCGATCCACGGGCTACCGGCGGAGCCGACGAGGAAGGGCTCCGTCGTCGTCCGCAGTACGAATCCGGTGCCGAAGGCCGGGCCACCGTCGTGCGTCCGCTTGGTCCAGGAGCCCCCGGTGATGTAGCGGAAGCCCCAGGCCCGCATGACCCGCAGCGCCTGCGGGAGGTGTGGCCAGGTCGACCACATCACCAGGAGGCAATCGGGCGCTGCGAGCTCGTCGATCGGCAGAGCGGCGATCTCCTCGACGCTCATCGTCGCGTAGTGCGCTTCGGGCGACTTGCCGTAGCCCGCCGCCGAGCGCATCTCGTAGGGCCATGGCGGGTCGGCGAGGATCAGGCCGTAGCGACCTTGGGTGAGGTTGCCGAAGGGCCATGTCATTCCGCGATCTCCCCGGCCTCGATCTCGGCATGGACGCGCTTGATCACCTCTCCGTGGTCGCGGACCCATTCGAGCGTGGCGATCGCCGCGGCCCAGCTCTCGACGAGGTAATCGGCCTCGGCCGGCCGCATCTGGCGGCGGGCGACGAGGTCGCGCAGGCGGCGCTCGAAGGTGCCCTGTTCCTGGGCGAGGACGCCGATCTGGCGGCCGATGGGCGCACTCATGGCGTACCCCGTTGCTTGCGGATCTTGGCGCCGAGCGCCACGGCGAGGGCATCGAGCTGCGGCTCGGTCAACTCGGCGAGGGTCATCGAGACGTGCGGCCGGATGAGCTGCGGGTGGCGCCGCCCGATCATCGCCGCGGCGTAATCGGCGAGATCCGACCATTTGGTCAGCAGGATCGGCATGCCGCGCTCGATCAGGATCTCCCACTGGCGCCGCACCAGCGTCCATTTGGTGAGGCGGACGTCGCGCGGGTTCTTCGGCCAGACGAGCCCGGATTCGCGCGCGATCCAGGCTTTCAGCCCCTCGATCGCCTTGCGCGCGTCGGCCGGGTCGCGCACCCACGACGGCGAGGAGAGGCCGGTCTGGCGCTCGACGAAGGCGGCGAGGGCGGTATCGGAGCGAGCCTGCGTGAGACCGAGGTTCCAGGCGGTCAGCCACAGCGCCCGGAGCTTGCCGACGAAGGGGCCCTCCAGGGCGAGGGCGCCCTCGGCCGGGGCCTTGGCCGGCCGGCCGCGCGGCGTGGGATCATCGCCGGCGAGGACCTTCAGCCGGTCGATGACGCGGATCGCCGCGTCGACCGTCAGATCCTTCGACGATCCGACGCCGGCGACCTGACGCAGCACGTCGCGTCGCGCGTCGTCGTCCAGGCGAGCGCGCTTGGCGAGGCCGTGGATGAGGCCGATCTGTTTCGCGGTGGCCATCATGAGAGCCTCCGCGGCTCGGCGACCGGTCGCCGCCGCCACGACGGGCAGCCGACGGCATCGGCGCGCTGCGGGTCGTCATAGACGGTGCAGGGGCCGATCTCTGCGCCCGGCTCACCCCACCAGAAGGCGCAGGCGCCGCAGCGGGCGAGACACGACGCCGGCGGCGGCGAGGATGGCGGGGGGGTGGGCGCGGAGAGTGTCATGCGCCACCGCCTTTCTCGTTTTCGATGCAGTCTTCGACGGCGCTGCCGATGTCACCGAGCAGTATCTCGAGGTCGTCCAGCAGGCGGTCGACGCGACCGCAGACGTAGTCGTCGACGTCGGACCACACACCGGCGAGGTCGCGCAGCGCTGCCTGCGCGTCCTCGATCCGGCAGCGCGACCGGGTCAAGGCGGCGCGGGGCGTCCATTTCTTCATCGGCTTATGCCGGTACTGACGGCTCATGGGGCACCTCCGGTGGCGAGCATTGCGCGGGTGATCTCCGCGATCCGCCGGAGGATCCGCTCCTGGTGACGGGAGCGGATGCCGCGGCGGACCCGGCCGAGGAGGCTCGCGCGCTCGGCGGCGAGGCTCTCCAGCGCGGTCGGCGGCGGGTCCTCGGCCTCGGGCGGGAGGGAGCGGGAGGCGAAGCTCATGAGAGTGCCTCCCGCAGCTTCTCGAGGTTCTCGCGGCTCTCGGCCGGTATCCGGTAGCCCCAACCCCAGACGGTCTCGATCGCGATGCCGCGGGGGGCGAGCTTGCGACGGATCTTGCAGACGAGGACGTCGATGATTTTCGGTTCCGCGACCTCCCCGCTGGAGTGCGTCGCGTAGAGGAGGTCGTAGATCCTGGTCCTCGGCGCACCGTCCTCAGCCGAGGCGATCGCCCTCAGCACGATCGCCTCCGACCGGGTGAGCCCACCGAACGGCATCTCATCGAAACCGCCGGTGAGCAGCTGCTCGAGCTGCATCAACCGCTCGCGCAAGGCATCGTTCTCGGCGAGCAGCAGGTCGCACTTCTGGGCGAGGATCTCGAGGGTCGAGGTCATTCCGCCCTCTTCTTCCTGGTCTTCATCCACCAGGCCTGGGCGAGCGCCCGGGCCCGGGGCATCTTCATGCCCTTGCGCACGTTCACCTCGGCGATGGTTTCGGGATCATGGGCGCTAATGATCCGGCTCAGAGTGGCGCCGTTCGGGCTATCGGGGTCGAAGCTCTCCTCGAGACGGCGAGCCGCCAGGAAGTCGAGGAGAGTGGACCCGAGATCGGCCTGTGCTTTGGGCGAAAGGGTCGACCAAACGGCGCTGCCGTCGAAACGGGTGAGGGTGTACTTCTCCGCCATCACGCACCCCCTCCGGCCAACTCGACCTCGAAGGGCTCGACCACGAAGGCCTCGCCCTCGGAGCCGATCGAAACGCCCGGCACGGTGCGGGCGAGATCGGCCTCGGCCCGCATCGCCTCCTTGTTGGGCTCCTCGACGGTGCGGACGAAGCGCTGCAGGCCGAGGCGCTTGCAGGCCTCGATCACCGCCTCGATGCCGCCGCGGATCGTGACCTTCGGCGGCTGCAGCCGCCACTTGAGCTCGCCGGTGCCGAGGTCGACCGTCTTGGTCTTGTCGCCGCCGGTCAGCTCGCGGCGATTGGCCTCGGCCCAGATCTTCAAGCCTTCGGTGAGGCGGTCCGCCTCCTCCTGGAGGGGTGCCACCGCGGTTTCCGCCGCTTCCTTCAGCTTCGCGATCCGGTCGTTGAGGGCCGCCTGGTCGCGGGCGATCTGACGGGCGAGCACGCCGATGCGGGCGACCGAGGCGCGCGCCTCGTCCTTCGACTGCGGCACGGCGATGTTGGCACCGGCGGTCTTGGTCTTTTTGGCCATGTCAAACGTCCTTCAAGCTGTCGTGGAGACGAGCGAGGCGATCCCAGGTCGCCTCGAAGGCGTCGCGCGCACCGCGCTCGCCGCGGGTGTGTTCGGCGCGGGCCAAGTCGGCGCGGGCCTCGATCAGGGCGCCGACCGCTTCGATCAGCACGCCACCGCCCTCGCGGCCGGCGGCCTCGTCGTCGGCCTCCAGGGCGCGGGCGTAGCCGACCAGACAGCGGGCCAGGGCGACGATGTCGTCGGAGGCGACGTCGGTCGGGGCGAGGCGGCCGGCGCCGATGGCGCGGGCGATGTCGAGGATGTCGTGATCCGACCGCAGGCCGGGCGCCGCGGCGTCGCGGTCGACCACCGCGGCGATCGTCGCGGTGAGGGTGGCGACCGCCTCGCGCAGGCCGGGCTCGCTCTCAAGCAGGCGGCCGACGCGCTCGGCGCCGTAGGAGACCGTCTTCTGATCGAGCCCGCCCATGGCCCGGCCGATCTGCGGATCGGTCGCGGTGGTCAGCTCCCGGCAGAGGTACTGGGCGAGATGACGGGCATCGCTCAGGTGGCGCGGGCGCGTCGCCAGCTGCAGGGCGCCGGGGACGAGGTCGCAATAGGCCTCGGTCGCGGCGATGACGGTGCGGACGGTGACGGGGCTCATGCGGCACCTCCATCGGTCGGAGGGCGGCGCAGGCGTCGGGCGATGTCGCCGATGTCGACGACTTCGCCGCGCCGCGTGTCGACCGGCCGGGACCGCGGGCAGGCCGGGCCCGGACGCGCCGGTATCGCGACGCCGGCGAGCAACAGCTTCTGTTCGAGCTGGGCGACCTCGGCGCGGGCTATCGTCAGTTCGCGCCGGAGTGCGGCCTCGGTGTCCTCGTTCGCGTCGACCCGCGCCGCCGCCTCGCGGAAGGCGAGTGCGAACAGCTTGGCCAGGAATCGCGGCAGCACGAGATCGCCGCCGCCGACCTGCAATTCGCTGCGGAAGAAGCCGGCGGTGTCGTCGAGGAACAGCGAGACGCCCTTCGGGCCGTCGCCGGGGAACAGGGTGTGGTCGTCGGCGGACATCAGTGGGCCCTCCCGGTGTCGCGGACTTCGGCCTCGATCACGGCCGGGCAGGTCTCGGGGCGGAGCTGGAGGATGACGACCGGGCCTTGGGCGCGGTCGATCCAGGTACCGGAGGCGCGCCAGGAGCGGCCGTCGACCACCACGTGGCAGTCGACCGGGCGGGCGTCGTCGTAATCGCCGAGGGAGGTGGGGTGATCGGCCATCAGCGTACCTCCTCGCCGCCGCGGTTCATCCAGGCGAGGCGGACGTCGGCGGCCGAGATCGACCGGCCGTAACCGGAGGCATGGATCGAGGCGAGCTTGAGCGTCTCGGTCACCTGACCGAGGGCGCCCGGCTTGCCGCCGATCACCTTGAGCAGGCGGACGACATCGGCGTCTTCGATCCCCCAGGCGGCGACGAAGGCCTCGATGTCGGCGGCGGCCGGCTTCAGCTGGTGGATGCGCATGCCGATGCGGCGCTGCAGCTGGCCGTAGCCCTCTTTCGGCGTGGTGCCGCCGAAGCGCGAATGGACGTCCTCGTTGCCGAGCAGCGCGATACCGCAGCCGTACTCGTCCATGAAGTAACGCAGCTCGTTGACCGCCTGTTCCTTGAGGTTCTGCGCCTCGTCGATCATCAGGAGCGGGTGGCGGCCGTTGCGCCTGATCTTGCGGCCGATCTCCTTGGTGAGCTTCGCGGGGTCGCGCTCGTTCACCTCGAGTGCCTCGGCGACCTCGCGCAGCATCGAATGCACCGACCCGGTCGAGGGCCGCATCACCACCCGGTAGGCATGAGGCCGGGAGGCGGCGAAGCGGCGCGCCGCCGTCGTCTTGCCCATGCCGGGGCCGAGGGTGATGAGGACGATCGCCGGTGCCTGCTGGGCATAGGTCAGCGCCGTCATCACCTTGGCCACGGTCGGCGTCTCGACCCATTCCGGCTCTTCGAGCGCGTCGCGGGCCGCCGCCTGGGCCTCCTGGTGGGAGAGGACGAAGGCACGGATCTTGGCGGCCTGGTTGGGGTAGTTGCCGGTGTAGGTGCCGTCGTACCAGGGGCTGAAGGTGCCGAGCGGCATGTTGGCGCGGCTCGCCACCTGCGTCTTGGTGAGGCCGCACTTGGTGGCGATGTCGAACACGGTCCGCGTCAGGTCGCGCCAGTCGGCGAGGGCCTGGGGCGCGAGGTGCGACGGCTCGGCGGTCGGGGCCGCCCACTCGCCGATGCGCTTCTCTTGCGCGGGGGCTTGGTTGGTGGTCTTCTCGTCCATGGTCACTTTCATCTCCGGTGATCTGCCGGCGGCCTGATCGGCGAGGGGAGCGGCAACTCCCTTCGACCAACCGATCAGAGCCCGTCGGTGTTGCGTTGCCGGAAGGCGACGACGCCCTGCTCCAGGGCCTTGACCCCGGCCGCGAACGCGCCCCCTTCCAGGCTTTCCATCGACACCGCGGCGGCGGACCGCCGCGAGCCGAAACTCGGGATCTTGACGACGCGCGGGCTCTCCGGCACCGGCGCCTCGGTCGCCGGCAACAGCGCCGCCAGCTCGTCGATGGTGAGACGCCGCTCGGCTGCGGCGAAGTCGCGCTGCGCCCGGACGTAGTCGGCGCGCTTGCGGGCATGGGCGCGGGCGGCGTCGACGTCGTCGAAGGCGACGTCGCCGAGGGCCTCGGCCTCGCAGACGAAGCGGTTGTCGCGGGTGTAGACGGCGAGCGGCCGGGCGAGGGCCTGCGGGTCGAAGCGCACCGTGACCTTCTCGCCCATCAGGTCGACCAGGTCCTCGGCCCAGTAGCGCGAGCCCATCAGCTGGATCTCGCCGGTCGGCTTGCGGACGGTCACCGCCTCGGCGGCGGCGAGCAGCATGCGGCGCTGCTCGGCGGTGGCGCGGCGGACGATGGTGCCGTCCTGCGACAGCGATTCCTCGAGCGTGGCGAGGAAGCTGCGCCCCTTGGCCGTGGCCGACTTGCGGCCGGGAAGCGCGTTGTGCGCGGCGATCTCGGCGGCGACGACGGCGCGGAAGGTCTCGATCGGGATCGCTCGCGACCCGTAGTTCTCCGGCTTGGCGTCGGGCGAATTGCCGGTGTAGGCGCCGGCGAACTTCGGGTGCTTCGAGACCTCTTCGCAGAGCGTCTTCCAAGCCCGCTCGATCGGCTTCGACTGGCCGTGATAGGGCGTCGTCCAGTGGACCTCGACGCCGAGCGCCTTGAGGATGCCTTCCGGCTCCTCGTCCTTCACCTTGAAGCGGAAGCGGTTGGCCATCTGGCCGGTGATCCACTTCGAGGCGAAGGCGCGGCCGTTGTCGAGCCAGGCCTTCTCCGGGATCCCCCAGGTCGAGACCACGTCGGCGAAGGCGAGCCGCACCATGACCTTGTTCTCGGTGCGGTCGATGCGGTGGGAGAGAATCGCGCCCGAATAGAGATCCTGGAAGCCGATCATCATCGGCCGCGAGACCGACCCGTCCTCCCAGCGCACGAACACATCGAACTTGTGGCCGTCGGCATTGACCGCCTGGAGGCCATGGAAGATCGAGCGGTCGCGGCGCTGGTGCGGGAAGATCCGCGCCGCCGCCTCCCGGCCCTGGCGCAGATGGACGCGAACGGCGCGGGGGAATTCCGCGTCCATCCGCCGCTGCAGCGTCTTCGCCGACGGAATCGGCGACCAGCCATGGGCCGCGGCGGCGGCGAGAAGCCGGTTGAAACAGGTCTCGAAGGCCGGTTGTTCCGGCCGCAGATAGTCGGCGACGAGCGCATCCCAGGCGCGCGGATCGCACGGTGCCGTGGCGGTGCGGCCGGCATGGTGCGGGGCGAGCGCCGCGAGCCGATCGGCACGGGCGACCTCGCCGGCCGTGCCGATCCAGTTCCACAGAGTCCGGGTGGAGCAGCCGATCTCCTGCGCCACGAAGGAGGCCGCGAGCTGCCGGGTCAGCCCGCCCTTGGCGAGCCTCTCGGCCTTGTCGACCGCCGCGAGGCGGCGGGCGGCTTCCGCCTTCGCCTTCTCCGGCAGGCGCTCGTAGGCCGCCCAGGCGGCGGACGACCGCGACGCCGGCGGCTCGACCGACGGCAGCGCCGCGGCGAGAACCGCCATCTGTACCTCGGCCGGGAAGAGCGAGTAGTGGTACTCCCGGCCGCCGCCCTGGCCGAAGCGAATGCGGCAGCGGCGCTCGTCGGCGCGCCAGTTCTGCCTCTCGATCAGCAGATTGAGGCCGCGGATCGTGTCCGGCAGCGCCGGAGAGCCGAGGGCGATGAGCTCGGCCGGGGTGAACCATTCGCGAGGGGCGGTCGGCGCGACGATCATCCGCGGCCTCCCCGGCGGGTGGTGACGACGACCGGATCGGCGGCGAGATCGCGTTCGATCTCCTTGAGCTTGGTCGCGATGCGAGCCTGTTCCTGGCGCAGCAGTCCGGCCTGGGCGAAGAGCGCCTCGCGCTCTTGCAACACCATCAGCCCGTCGTCGCGCACCAGCTCGTCCCACAACCAGAGGGCTTGCGTCGCGCGCACGAAGGCGACGAAGCGGGTGACGCCGATGTCGTGCTCCGGCTTGGTCGGCGCGGTGTAGGCGTAGAGCGCATCGGCCGAGAGGTCGCGGCCGGTCATCTCGGCGATGCGGGCGGCGACGATCGCCGCCGAGTCCGGGCATTCCTTGAGCGCCCGGCCCATCGCCGTCTTGATTCTGAGGCTGAGGTCGACCGGGCGGAGCGCATCGACCGGACGGCGGACCGGAAAGAGGTCGATCGAGGCGAAGAGATCGCCCTGCCGCCCGTCCGTCGCCGTCTTCTTCGCGCTCTTGCCCATGGTCGCCGCCCCTCGCCCGATCAAGCCGCCGCAGCCTCGTCGTCGACATCGTCGCCGCCGACGCCGATGCGGGCGAGGAAGCGCCGCCGCGCCTTGGCGCCGGCCCGGTCCCACAGCTCGCACAGCGCCCGGTACTGGCGCTCGGTCGGGTCGATCTCCGGAGCGCCGAGACCGGCCGAGCGCAGCGCCGCCGAGACGGTCGCGGCGCGAGACGCCACCGCCGCGGCGATCGCCGCGTCACGCTCGGCCGGGGTCATCCGGGCGAGGAGCAGCAGCTGCGCCTGGTTGCCGGCCAGCGGTGTGCCGCGCAGCCGGGCGATGGCGTCGGGTCCGAGCTCGTCGTAGATTCGGCAAGCGAGCTGGACCGAGCGCTCGGACAGGCCGGTCGATTTCGCCGCCTCTTTCGAGAACCGCGCAAAAGTCGCAATGTTTGCGACTTTTCCAACATCTTGATTTTTCTTCGGCTTTTTCGCCTTGCCGTGAGCGGATTCCGGATACATCCGCTCCCATGTCGACTTGCGGACGGCCATGAAGACCGCTCGATCGAGCGCGCCCAAGCCCTTCCGCATCAGGTTCTCGTCGATCTCGACGATCCGGGCCTCGTCGTCCGAAAGATTACGGATATTCGCGTCGATCTCGGGCAGAGCGAGCAGTTCGAAAGCGCCGTAGCGATGGGCTCCGGCGACCAACTCGTAGAGCGCGACACCCGTCGGGTCCGGCCTCAGGATGATCGCGTGCTCGAGGCCGTGATCGCGGACGGATTCCGCGATGATTTCGACGACATCCGGATCGACGGGGCGCAGGCGATCGGCCGGAACGCGGATGTCGGAGAGACGGACTTTGCTGCTTTCGGTCATCGGTCACCTGTGCGGGAGGAAGGAGGGGCGGGCCGGGCGGTTCGGGCACCCGGCCCGCGGGCGCGGGGTCTCGGGCGATCAGGCGGCCCCCGCGCGAACGAAATCGGTTGCACATGTCTGATCGGTTGCACCGATCAGACTGGTCACACCCGCGCCGTCCGTGGCATTGTCGACGCGTGAAGAGGGAAGAGTCGGGTAGCGATCCGGCCACAGCTCCTGGACGGGCACACCCAGAAAGCCGCTGATCGCCTGATCGGCGGCCGGTACCGGATAGGTGAACGTCTTGGAGCAAGTCGAACGGGCGAGCCCGGCCTCGATCGAGATCCGCTGCAGGCTCGATCCGCGGCGGCGGATCTCGGCCATGATGGCGTGACGGTCCCAGGACCGCTCTCGGCGCTTTCCCATCTTCACCTCGGGAGCCGGTCGGACAGGACCGGTTTTTTCGGGGATGCAAATCAGCTTGCTGAAGGATCTTCGCAAAATATTGCGAGATCGACAAGTCGGTTTTTTGCGAGGAGGAGTGGGTGGCGTCGGTCGCCGATCGTCTCAGGTCGATCATCGGCAACCGATCGAATTCCGAGTTCGCGCGGTCGATTTCGGTGAGAGAGGGGACGGTTCGCAGCTGGTTGACCGGGGCGAGCCTGCCGAGTGCGGAAGCTCTCATGGAGATCCAGCGGGTCCACGGCTGTTCGATCGACTGGATATTGGCCGGCCGTGTCTCGCAAAAAACCGATGAATCGCAGAAAATCGACGCCAACAATCATCCGGATGCCGAAGCGCCGGATTACGTCGTCATTCCGAGGCTGAAGGTCACCGCTTCGGCGGGGGACGGAGCGTTCAATTCGCCGACGCCGGACGTCGAGGCGGTCAGAATGCCGGCCTGGGTGCTGCGCCGACTAGGACTGAAGCCGAATTTTGCGCGCGTGATCAGCTCGCGCGGCATCTCGATGGTTCCCACGATCGGCGACGGTGATCTTCTGGTCGTCGACGTCTCGCCGGACCATCGTAATCCGACCGATGGGCTGATCTACGTCCTCTCGATCGACAACGAACTGCTCGTGAAGCGGTTGCGGCGATCGTCGAGCGGGTGGATACTCGTTTCGGACAACCGGGGGATTTACCCCGAGGAGCCCATCCGCCCCGGGGCGTCGGTGAAGATCCACGGCCAGGTGCGGTGGGTCGATCGCAAGCTTTCATGAGGCCGCCGGGCCTCGTCAGGAGGCTCCTGTGCGTTTCTCTACTCTGCTCGCCGCGGGCCTCATCGCTTCGTCGCCGGCCGTCGCCCTCGATCGCCGGGTCGATCATTGGGTCGGCGTCTGCTCGGGTTCCGACTATTGCAACGATTTCCGTCGCGATTGGCCGGCAGCCCTGCAGGGTGATGTCGAGGCGATCAAGAACATGACCTTCTATTTCTACGAGGCCGGACGAGGAACCCGAACATCCGATCCGGACTTCGCTTGCGCCTGGCAAATCGTCCTGATCATGAGTGGAGATCCGGAGGTCGATGCGCACGAGAACTTCAATCTGCGAAGCTATTGCGGTCGGCCCAAAGTTCAGAGCCTCGATCGCCCGCGCGCGTTGGCGGCGGAGCTGTTTCGCGAAATCTTCAAGAAGAGCCTCCCGCCACCGCCTTGGGGCGTCAAAACGCCGGTCGAAGAGATCTCCCTGCCTCGATCGAAGGAGGATTTCGCGCGCATGACCATCTCGGCGCAGGCCCTCGTCGACGGTTGTCCGGGCGCGCGTCTCGATGGTGATCGGGTGAACGCCATCGCCCGCCGGATGGGATTGTCGGGCGCGGATCTGAACCCCGGCAAGCCGCTTCGTGAGGTTGCAGGGATCCACGCGGCTCGGCTGAAAGTGCTCGATACGATGGCGCCGGGCGATGCGGGGTCGCGCTGCCGCAGCCTCGACGACTCCTATGGCCTGCGAGGGCTCACCCTGCAGGGCATCGCCGATGTCCCGGCCGGCCCGGATTACCCGAACTGA